ATGTACACATCCACCAGCTTGGTGCCGGTCGCCGCGGCGTTGGGATCTGCAGGCTGGGTGCCGGTGTAGATGGACAAGGTGGCGCCCGCCAGTTCCCCGGTCAAGGCGGTGACGATGCTGTTGCGCTGTGCGGTGTTGAATCGAATGGTCATGGTGGTGCGCTCCTTATGCGGACTTCGGCATGGTGAAAGTGGCGCTGTTGATGAGCAGCGGTGCGCCCAGGGCCACGGCCGTGCTGGTCATGTCCATGTCGCTGCCAGAGACGGCAATCGTTCCGTCCACGCGCACGGCGGTGGTGGAGGTGGTGGAGCCATCGTCCGAGTCCGTGACCAGGCGGAAATAGCCAGCGGCGCCATTGGCCAGGCCGGTAGCGGACCACGATTCACCGGCGTCCTTGGCAATCACCCCACCCACCGATGCAGCGGCCAGGTGCATCCGTGCGCCTGCAGTCGCCGCGAAGCGCGCCAGCTTGGTGCCGGTGGCCGAATCGTCCGGGGTTGCGGGGCGCGTGCCGGTGTACACGTCGATGAAGAAGCCCGCAGCAGCGGCCCCTTCGACGGCTTCCTTGAAGGGCTTGCTGGTCATGATCGTATCGACCAGACCCGTGGAGAATTTCAGTGCCATGGTGGGCTCCTTGTTGACGGTGCTGCCTACTTGCGCAGCGTGAAAGTGACCGAGTGATTGCCCGGCCTGCGAGAAAAGCAGGCCGATCCGCTGGAATACGCCCCAGGCCGGAACCGGCTGCCGCTGAGATTGGCCACGCTGCCATCGGCCCCTGCAAAGCAGAAGCCGCCTGCCGTGGCGAACACGACACCGACGCCCTGCCCGCCCTCCAGCACCAGACTGGCATCCACCAGGGCATGCGCCCCGCGCACGGCGCCGAACTCGGCGATCTGCAGCGGCGCGGCCCCGGCAATGTCCGCACCTGACAGCCGGTAAATCGCGTGTGTGGTGCCCACAATGAGCGAATCCGGCGATACCGAGGCCAACATCGTGACCTCATGGCTGAACGGGATGGACTGGCGCAGCGGGTCGAACAACTCGAACCGGAACGGCGCAGAAAACAGCAGGAAAGGCCCGACGCCCACCAGCAGGCGGCCATTCCAGGCGGCCGATACGGCGTGCCCAGGCGGCGGCGTCTTGTGCAGCGTCTCCAGCTCGGGGCCGGTNGCCATGCTGGCATTGACGGTGATGGGGCCGCTCGATGCGGGCACCACAGCAGCCCGGTACAGCACAGAGCCGCCAGGATGCGAGAGGTAGATGGCCTTGTGGGTGGCGTGCGGGTGATCTGGCACCGTCACCGTGACCGACTCGCCCACGCTGGCCGGTGTAGCTGCGCCGAATTCGTTGTGCCCCTGCAGGTAGGTGGCCGTCACCAGGCAGTTGCCCGGTGCTGCGCCGCCAATGTCAATCACGGGCGGCGGCATGCCCCAGGGCTTGGCCTGGCCATCGGCCAGCACCCGGCAGCGCGCGCCATCCGAGTAGTAGAGCCGGTGCGCCGCCTCGATGTAGCAGGTCGGCCCGGCCAGGCCCGCATCCACTTCGGTGGCCACGGCGCCGTCCAGGCGCAGCAGCTTGTCCTGCGAGCGGAAGAACAGCGTGCCCAAGGCACCCGCCAGCGAATGGGCATCGCCGGTCCAGACGCGCTCAAGCCCCGGCCTCCCCACAAGGGAGCCGGAATCGTTCACGTCGAAGTTGGTGCACGCGGCCAGGTCGGCCTTGCCCATGTCTTCGGGGGACAACTGGTTGTTGACCCCGGTGAACTGCTCAAGCGTGAAGGGAGCGGCCATTTATGCCGCCCGTCCTTCGGTGTGGTGTGTGAATGCCATGGCGCTGGGCTCCTGCGAATCGTGGGGGCCAGTCTCCCAGCCAGCGCCCGCGCGGACAAACCGGACTGGGGGGCGTCAAACCCAGAAAGCCTTGTTGGTCTGCACCTCGTCGTGCCGGGTGGATCGGCGCAAGTCGGCGTCCGGGCTGGGGCCGAAGTAGCGCGTGAAAGCGGCCTCTGCCGTTGCCGCGCGCGTGGGGTCGATGGTTTCGGAGTCGGGCTTGCTGAAAGCACGGTGAAGCGCCCAGTGCACCAGGTNCCGGTGGTGCGCCTCGTTCAGCTCGGGCTTGTCCGTGTCGTTCTCCAGCGCCTTGAGGGGCACGCGGTAGCCCTCGATGTGCAGCGTGCCGGCCAGTTCAGGCCGTGGCACCAGAGTGATGCGCGTATCGTCCTGGATGGCATGGCGCGGTGTGCCTGTCTCGTCCCGCCAGCCTGGGCGGATGCGGTCCAGTTCCTCACGCGACTTGATGGTCACTACCGAGGACGTGGGGGCGCCCGTCGCCAGGAACCGCAGGTGCACCAGCTCAAACAGCGACTTGTGCAGGTCGTGGGTGGCCGCGTTGGCCGCCACGGCGATCTGGCACACGGCAGGGTTGGCCGCCTCGTACAGCAGGCGCTTGCGGATGGCCGCCTCGGCCTGAGCCTCGGTCAGCCACACGGCGATCCATTCGTCTTCCCACAGATAGGGGTTCGGAACAACGTCGTCCGCGTCGATGCGGAACTGTGCAATGAGCTGCTCCAGGTTCATGGTCAGGCAATGCCGTATTGGTCAACAAACTGCAGCACCTTGGCGCGGGCGTTTTCCACCGACAGGCGGGGGTGCAGCTTCTGGCCCCAGCGGTCGTTGGCCAGAATGTCCAGCTGCGACTTGTCCATGGCGCGGATCTGGTTCACCAGGTCGTTGCGCTGGTTGTCCAGCTCATTGGCCTTGTCCTTTTCCTTCTGCACCGTCTCAAGCTGGGTCAAGGTGTCATCCTTGGGTGGCTCGGTGGTCGTTGTGGCGGGGGCCTGCTCCTGATCCTGGTCGCCGCGCTCGAAAATGTCCGCCTGGCGCAAGAACTTGCGGGCCAGGCTGTCATCAGGGATGGCGCGCACCTGGCCAGGCTCGAAGGTGAGCTTGGAGCCGTGCACGTAGTCCGTGTAGGAGGGCTTGCGGCCGATGTACTTGACGGGTGTGGTCATGGGAGTTTCCTGGTTGGCGGGCGCGTTGCCAGTGCGCCCGCTTTTGCCATTAGGGGGCGCCGGTCTGCTCGCCACGCACCACCACATCCATGTAGCCAGCCTCAGAAATGGCTGCGCCAGTGACGGTGATGGTGAGATAGGCGTCCTTGGGCAAGGCCGCGAGCTTGGCCTTGATCGGCACCGGGATCTCGCCAACGGCACTCAGGAGGATGCCGGAGCCGAAGTGGGTTGCCGACTGGGGCAGATCCGCGCTGTCCACACCGTCCGCATATGCGAAACCGAAGGAAGCGGTCACGCCAGCGCCGAAGTGGTTGGACACGATGGCCTTCATGGTGTCGGGCACCATGCCAGCCTGCAAGCGTCCAGCGTAGATCACGTCGTTGACTGCCAGCGCCACAGTGGCATCGCGCGAGCGCTGGAGAATGCCGGTGGCACCCGTTTCGACAAGGAAGCGGTACACCGCGTCATTGCCGAAGGGACGATTTCCAAAGCGCACGTTGCCTGCGCCGTCGATGGTGAGTTTGGTCATTTGAGGCTCCTTGAAGGGTTGAGTTCAACAGTGACGGGCCCGCTCTTAGCGCTGCCCGTCTGGGTCTGGCCTACTTACTGGCGGGCACCGATGATGGGCACCACCGCATCCAGCACCGTGGCGCCGTGGTCGGTGTACTCAATGCGGTCATCGCCCACGTTGACGGCAAAGCGGATCTTCGATGCGCCCAAGATGGAGCCGATCATCAGTTCCAGCTTGTCGTCAAAGTCGCTGGGCGACTCCTTCCAGAAGTACGGCCAGCCAGAGTGGCGGCTCTTCGCATACGCCTTGGCCAGCGCCTGGCCGCCCAGCAGGATGTTGCGGTCCACGGCGAACTTGTCGGCGAAGGACGCAGGCACCTTGCAGGTGCTTTCCGTTTCGGTGTCGAAGGCGTCGCAATACTTGATGTCGTCGCCCGCGTAGAACCGAATCGGCTTGTTGGGCATCTTCACCAGCAGCGTGTTGCGCCACAGAGCTGCCTCGGGGTTCGCAAACAAGGGGTGGTCCTTGGCGTAGCGAGCGCGGGCCAGGGCGTTGGCCTGGTACGTACGGAAATTCGGGTCAGCCGAAAAAATGTTGTACGTCGCAGGCGAGCACAGCAGCACGCGGAAAGGGCTGTCCTTGGCCGCCTGGTCGGTGTCGAACTCCACGGGTGGAGGTGGCGACACCAACTGGTCGAGGTAGGCTGTCAGCGAGTCGATCACGCCCATGCTCACCACGTCGCCGGAGGTAATGTCCAGCTCGCCAGCGTTGTTCACCAGACGCGTCACGGTGCCGTTGTCCACGACGAAGTGACGGTTCTTGGTGGGCGCCTTCACGCGGTTGGTCACCACCTTGTTGAAACGCGCGTCGGAGGCGATAGGGATGCGCCATTCCAAGTTGTTGTGGAAGCCGCGAGCGCCGGCCATATGGACAATGGACAGCTGATCTTCATACTCGTCCATCGCGCGCTGCAGCAGCGGCTTGCCCAGGCGGTGAATGTCCACAGGGCTGCGGATTTCGTCCATCACGCTGCCCAGGTCGATGGGGAAGCGGGCTTGGTTTACGCGCAGCTTGTCCTCAGACAGCGACACGCCTTCACCACGGCCCTCGGCCATTTCGCTGCCCATGATGGGGATGCCGCCCATGGGGTTCACGAAGTTGAACTTCACTTCCTCGCCCTTGCCCTTGCCCAGGTCCATCGTCTGCACGATGGGCATGGTGGTGCTCGATTGGTTGGCGATGGAGTTGGCAGCTGCTTCAATCTTGGGCATCTTGCCCGTCAGGCGGTTGATGTTGCCCGTGCGCGATTGGGTGCCAATGAACACCCCCATCGCTTGCTGGACAAGTTTCTTGCTGTCATCAGCAGACATTTGCGTTTTCATGGTGTTTCCTATGTGGTCACAATGTTCGGTTGAGGTAGTCGTTCAACTGGGCCTGCGAGATTTCTCCCGTGTTCACAGCGTTGAACAGTTCCACCTCGCTCATGGAAGCCATGCGGTCGGTGAAGCTCGTAGGGCCTGCACGGCCACCCGGGAAGTCCGAGAGGCTGGCAGGCACTGCGGGCTGCACCGCTGCAATGGCTGCCTTGGCGGCTGCCTTCGGGTCCACGCTGGGCGCGGGCGCTGGGGCGGCCTGGGTTGCACCGGTTTCTTTTTTGAACGTGTCGAAAAGCTCGACCACCTGCTGCGCGGTGCCCTTCCCTTGCGGGTCGAGCACAGAGCGGTAGGCGGCCTGCGTGAAGCTGGGCTTGCTGGCAATCCAGCTTTCCAGCTCCTGGCTTTCAGCAATCGAGTCCGCATCAGGGTGTGCCTGGTAGATGGCACCGTAGTGCTTCTCTACCTCGCTGGTCTGGTGCCGGGCCGTGATGGGCTCCAGCTCCTGGCGCAAGGAGGTAAAGCCTTGCCGGATCAGCGTTGCAATGCCCTTGGCCATGGCACCTTCGGAAAAGTCTCCGAAGATGGCCGGGTCCACCTCGCCCGATTCAATCGCCTGCTGCGCGATGGCAGAGGCGTTATCGGCGGCCGTTGGTGCTACCCCCGCTGCTGCGCGCTGTTCGGCCTGGGCGCGAAAGGCGGCCAGTTCGTCCAGCGCGGCCTGGGCGGCTGCGCGTGCGGTTTGCTCGTTACGGCGCGCTTCTTCCAGCTTGGAGAACGGGATGGTGTGTTTGCCATCCTTGGCCAAGATCACGGTGTTGGCCGGATCAGGCTCTACCTCGCTGGGCGGTTTGAGGTCGCCGGTGTTCGTTGGAGGTTGACGCTGCGCGTCCTTGGCGTCTTTGTCGGCATCACTGACGGTCGTGGGCGCGCCGTCGCTTTCCGGCTTACCGCCGGTATCGCCCTTGCCTGCCTGATCATCAAGCATGGCAGCGTGATACAGCGCCAAAGCGCTGGTCGTGTCCTGGTGCAATTCCGTTGTTGTCATTTGGTCCCACCACATATCGCCGTGGCCGCAAGGGGCGGATTGACGGGCACCGATGGGTTGGTTTTGCCCAGCCCGCCGCGCCCCGTCGCTCCTTGAATCAGCACCCTTCATCAGGGCGCTACATCGCTCGGGCTCACGCCTTTGCTTGAGTAGCGACTTTGCTGATTGGCGTGTTTTTGGACAAACCAGACTGGGGGGATAGAAGGCGCTGCAGGCGTGAAAAAGCCACCTCGGCGGGTGGCTCTTGTGG